GTATTGAATCTATTAATTCTTTATCTAAAAATTTTATACTAAATAAACTATTTTTATGAGTGTATTTATTTATATTTTTAAATAAAATATCATGGCAACTATTTAATAAATAATGAATACTATTACTACTTATTATACAGTCAAAGGTATAATTATTATATTTTTTATTAAAATCATTTATATTAGGCAAATAATGATAAGCATTATTAAATTCTTCTATTTGTTCTTCCATATTCCAATTTTTAGTTAAATCACAAATATAAATTTCGTTACTTGTATTATGATTTAATATTTTAGGATCTATATCAATACCAATATATTTTTTAGAATAACCACACCCTAAATCTAGAACATTTTTATTAACATTATTTATTGATTTTTGTTTATAATTATTAAATGGTTTTTGATAATAACTATTAATTAATTTTATATCATTAATATTCCAAGGTAACTTATGAGATTTTTCAATAAATTTACAAATTTTATCATCATTTGGAACAAATTTATCATATCTTATTTCTTTAGGTTGCCATACATTATTATAATAACATCTATAAATTTTATTATTAATTAATTTATTTGTTTCTATACATTCATATACATTATTTTGTTTATCATACAATCTATTAGATTTACATAAAAGATCTAAAGTTAATAATTCTTTAGGTTTAATTTTATATATACAATCATTACCATTTAATATCCAACCATCATTAGGTATACAATTTAAACTTAATTGTGAAATATAATATAATAATGTTAAATAATCTAAATGACTCATTTCTTCAATTTTAAACACATATTTTGCCCACCATTTTTTTTTAAATCTATTTGAATTGATAAAATTATCAATAGCAATAGATTCTAATGTATTATATTCTAGTAAAATATCTTTATAATTATTTAAATTTAAATATGGATATATTTTATTTTTAATATATGGATGTTCATTTCTAATATGTAAAGTTGTTTCATATGATTCAAAGACATAGCATATATTATGATCTTTGTCAAATTCATATTCTAAATCTTCATTTAAATTCAATACTGGATATACATCAAATATGCTTTTTTTATAAACGCCATCGACTTTTAAAGATATATATTTATGGGTTAAGTTTAATGGTTTATAACAATCTATAGGTGTTAAATGTACTGGAATATTTTTATTAGTAGTAACTATATTTGTTACATTAATTTCACTATGTATATTTTTAACTTTATGTATAAATGATTGTTTACATTTATTAAATCTTTTTCTAATAAACATTTTTAATTTACATATAACTATAGACCAATTTAAAAATGTTAAACTATATTCTGTATTTGTATATGATATTTCTTTTCTTTTTAAATTAATTAATTTTATAAAATACATAGAATTTATATTATTTATCTTTGAATCATCAATGTAATAATTATATAAATATTTAGTAAAATATAAACCATTTTTAAATAATATATCACTAATATCATCATAATTACTTAAGTTGGAATGATAATCAGTATTAATTAAACTATTCTCATTTTTAATTATATTTTTTTTCATAAAATCAATGTATTTAATAAACTGTATTTTATGATCTTTATGACATTTATTACAATTTTTCTTTTTAATAGTATCATATACTTTTAAAAATAGATTAGTACAATTACATTTAGAAATATCTATTTTTCTATATTTTGTATTTGAAATCATATATTTTAATATTTCTATTACTAAATCTATACATCCTATATTACTAATATATTCGATAATTACATTATAATTTGATTTATTATAATCTATATTATCTACTACACACTTTAAATAGTCTTTATTTAAATCTGAACAATTTAATATTTTTTTATTATTTAAATTTAATTTTTTGAATTCTAATTTGTAATCATATTTTTTGATTACATGTTTTACAACTGGTTTGTAATATATTAATTTTTCTAATATAGGTTTAATATGTTTTTTACCACACAAACTAATAAATATATCAAATTTTTTCTTATATTTTTTAAATGAGTTTAGATCATATTCTTGTAAAATGGTAATACAATTATCTTCATTTAAAATTATATTATTATCTAAAATATATTTATATATATAATTAATAACTCTTATATCCGAATTCATTAAAGCACATGATAAAATAGTATTATAATCTAAAGATTCTATATTTAAATCAATCTCATAATTCATGATCATGTAAAATACTGTTTCAAATTTACTATATCTTATAGCATCTAAAATAGGTGTATAGTCACAATAATCTGATTTATTCCAATCATTTATATAAGGTTCAATTTGTTTTATAATAACAACTGATTTTTTAAATGCCACTAAATTATTTATACTATTATCATTAAAATAGTGATTTATATAATCCGATGAATATTTTTTAACATATGGAAATATTAAATTCCAAATTTTTATAATATTATTTTGGATGGTATTATTACAACTATTTGCATTATCAAACATATTTACTAAAAAATGTAATAAACTATTAAAATTTAAATCTTTTAAAATCAGTATTCTTTTATTAAAATAACTTTTTAATAAATAATAATTTTTATTTTTTATACATAATGCTAAATATTCATTTATTATCTCAAAATCATTAATTTTTAATATAAATAATTCAATTAGTTTATTATAAGTTTTATAATTAATATTATTATTGTGTTTTATTTCTAAACAACTATTCATAAATGATGTTAAACTATATATATATCCATTTTCTGTTTGATTGTAAATCCATTTTTGTATTTTATTATTATAATTAAATGTAATAATATTATCACATATCATATTCAAAAAATCGTATGAATTATTTATATAAAGATTTAATTCTATATGAAGTTTTATATACTTGAATACACTAATATCGTTACAAATATATTCAAAAATAGATTTTGAATATAATAAACTATGATTAACAATATTATAATTTATTTTTGAGTAAGATATTTTACTATTTTCAATTATTTTAGGATACTTATCATATACTAGTTTAAATAAATCTAAATTATCATTATCAATTATATTTAAAAATACAAGTAATATATTACTATAACTCCATTTATAATGAAGATATATTTCTAATTTTTTACTAAAATTATCATCAATAGGAATATTTGCTAAACAAATAGAGAACATTGATATTTCTGTCTCAACTATAGGAATATTAAAATAATAATTATAATATTTAATATTTGATATTAAAAAATTTGCTAGCAATTCTTCAACATCATATTTTTTTATAAATGTATCGTAATCTAAATATAAATTAAATCTATTATAATCTAATAGTTTATTAATTTTTCTAAAATAATCTGTTGACCATAATGTACATTTATTATAATCATAATCATAATCATTTGACCATGAGTCAACCATAAAAATTAATTATTATTATCAATAATAAATCAATTAAAGTTTAAATCAATTTTAATTTAATTATTAAACCAAAATATCCTTTATATCTTTATAAAGATCTAAAAGTATCGCCTTTTTATTATTTTCTAATTCTAAATCAAAATTTGGCGTTGAACTATTTATGATAGATACAATATCATTTGTAAGTTTAGTTTTTTCATCTCTTATGTCTATATTTTTATTTATAAGTGATAATACATGTTTAATAGGTTTATTTAATATATTTGCTACAATTTTCACACAATCATCGAAATCACTATTATCATCATATTTTATTTCATCTAATATTAAATTATTATTCTCAAATGTTACTCTAAATTCATATTCATAGTTATCATTGGAATAAAAAGGATAAGAATATATAATATTTTTAAAACTGTCATCTAAACTGTCATTTAAATTCATATCATTTATATCAAAATGTGTAAGATCTAATTTTTCTAAATGTAAATTATCTTCAATCATTATTAATATAACAATATTAAGGTTTTTTTATTAACCAAATAAACGATTTATAATATTATTATATTAATAATGATTAAATATATTTTTGTGTCATTTTTAATTATACTATTATTAACTAAAATAATAGATGTATTAAAAAAATATAAAGAATCATTCAAAAATACATTTAATTTTGAAGCGAAAGTTGTTTCATCTCATAAGGCAAGACAAAAAGGTCTTATGAATAGAAAAAATAAATTAAAAGTTAATCAAGGAATGTTATTTGAATTTGATGAACCACAAGCAATTTCATTATGGATGAAAAATACATATATACCTTTAGATGCTATATATTTTAATGAAGATGGAAAAATTTTAGAATTGAATGAAAATTTAAAACCACATTCAACTAAAAGTATTGTATCTATAAAACCATGTAAATATGTATTAGAAGTAAATGGAAATACAATCAAAAATAAAAAAATTAATATTGGCGATTATATCAAAATTAAAAAAATAAATAAATTAAAATAACACTTTTGGAAGTTGTGTTTTGGCAGGAAATTGATTAGGTAATAATACTTCTATAAATTCATCTGTATCATATTTATCTAATTTTTCAAGGTCCCAACCTGTTTGGTTATAACCAGGCCATAATTTACTATCAAATGGAGCGTAATCATCAAAATATGTTTTATTTCCAGATGGAAAACTTATATTATTATTATTATTTACATTATTTACATTATTTACATTATTTACATTATTTTGTGAATGCTGATTATGATTATGATTATGATTATTATTATGATTTGATACTACAGATGTAGTAACATTATTTGTATTATCTGTATTATCTGTATTATCTGTATTATCTGTATCAATTGTATCATTAATGACACATTCTTTAGAGCAATTTAAACCATGCTTTAAACAATTATAATTACATTTTTTTGAATTACTAGGACATCTTTCTAAACATCTTGCTCCATGAATTGAACAATCAAATAAACAACCTTGTTTTTTTTTTGATATTGTAGATAAACCCAAAAAACTCCATAAATTATTAATTGTTGATTGTTGTATAGCAGGTTTAGTAGGTTCAGTTATTTCAGGATCACAATCTGGTATACTATTAACATCATCTAAAGGTGATGAATTATAAACAGATTCTATATCAGAATCATCTTGAAAATATTCATAATTATTCATATATAAATGTATAAGATAATTTAATTATAATGGAATTTTTTTTTTATTAATAATTATATCTATTTTTCCTTCTGGTGTAATATCTTCAAATTTATTATAAATATATATTATTTTAGTTTTTATATTATTAAATATATCTAAATAATCTAAAGTAAATATTATAATTCCTAATATAGGTATTATCGTGCTTAGCCATGACGCAAATGTACAACCACCATATATTTTACAATGTATATCTTTTGCTATAAAATAATATAAAATTAATTGTGTAAATATAATTACTATACTTTTATATTGTATGGCACTAATAATAATAGCAATTATACAAAAAAATAAAAAAATTTTAGTCTGAAGTGTATTATAAATATCAAGAACTTTATGTTTAATTTTATTCATATATTATTATAAATATTTTTAATCCTATTAAAAAATTGCTTATCTGTTAACTTTGTATATTTAAATATAAATTGTTTAATATTATCTAACTGATTATCATATAATTTCTCAATTTTAAATAAATTTTCAGTATTTTTTAAATAATCCATATTGTAATTCATAAATAATTGTTTAGATTTTTCAAATTCTTCTATATAATTGTCATTAACTAAAATATTTTTAGATTTTAAATCATTTACTATACTTACTATATCATTATGTTCTTTAATATATCTAAATGATTTTTTAGGACCAACACCATTAATTCGTTTTAAATAATCACAACCGAACATTATACATAATTCTACCCATTTTTCATATGAAATATTAAGTTGGTCCAAAATTTTACTTAAATTATATACTGTAATTTTATTATTATAAATATTAAAATCTCTAACTAATAATTTTGTTCCACTAGTTAGTAAGTCCATATCCTCAGATATTATGAAATCAACTATACCAGTTGAACATAACTTACTACATAATAAATCTGCTTCACCTTGTGCTTGAATATATTTAATATTTAACAAATCAAACAAATATTTAACTAAATAAATATCATTTTTTGTAACAGAAATAATTTTATTATCAATATTATTTATTTGATTATGTATTTCAGATACTTTAGAAACATCTGATGTATTTTGTAATTCCTTTTTTAGTTGCTCTATTTTATTATGTTTATCAATCAATTTACTCTTTCTTGTATTAATAGTTTCTTGTTTTAATTGATCAGGAATTCCATCAAATATATATATTGGAGTTATATCATTCATTTTTAATCTATTAATTTGCTCAAAAAATTTAGGTATTAATTTATTACCCTTATATTTGAATCTATATAAAAATATACTGACATCAATTGCTGCTTTTTTACCTCTTAACTCGAATAATTGTGTTTGTTTAATTGCGTCAGAACAATGATCTAATAGAAATGAAGTTAAATTTTTAATACCCATATCTGTTTATTAAGATATTAATAATAATATTGAACTTATTTTTTAAATCAATTTTTGAACTTTATAATTATTGATTGTATGTCATTCTTAAAGTTTTAAATAATTTATCATCTTTTTTATTCATCCTTATGTATTTAATAAATACATCAATTATTTTAGTTAACTCGTAATCTATATTTGATAATACAATTTTTTTAAAATTATATTTATTTATTTTTTGTTTATAGTATAATTCTAAAAATGTATTTAAATTAAATAATAATATTGTTTTAACTATAAAATATGAAAATACACTTGTAGTTTGGTTAAATTTATTATTATTATTCGGTTGGAAAAATTCCAAAGCATTAACGAATTCATATAGATTTAAAATTTTACCAACTTGATATAAACTAAATTTTAATTCACTATTTAATATTTTTTTACTTTCTGCTACTGAATTTGACATTATTATACTATTAAATACTAATGCTAATATTTCTGTATATGCTTCATTTAATTTAATGTCTGTTGAAGGTGAAATATTAAAATATTTATAAAAATCAACAAATTCAACTTCATCTAAATCTAATTCCAAATAATGAATTAATTCATGAACTAATACTTTATTAAGTTCTTCTTTACGATAAATACATATCTTATAATTATGCGATGTAAATCCCGAATTGACTTCACGAGAAGTTAATATTTTAGTATCTTTTGATATTGTTTTTTTAAATGGAGTCATAAAAATATCAATATTAATATTTAATGTAACAGTAGGCGACTTGTATAAACATAATATTACTATTCTATCAATAATTTGATTTAATATTTTTTTAGAAATTGTTTTTGTTTTACTATAAATATTTAAGTTAATTTGTAAGTTCATATAATTTATTGTATAAGAATGTATATAATCTAATTTATTCAATAAATAATCTAATATATTTAATTCAACAAATCTATTTATTAATATATTATCTATATAGTTATTAAGTAATTTTTTGGGTATTTTATTATAATGTAATAATTGATTAACAACATCCATTAATTTAGGTGAATTAATATTTAACCAATTATTTAATTTATCTAAATCATTTGATTCTAATATTTTATTAAATACATTTTTTTCTTCTAATTTTATATAATTATCAAGAACGTTGGTATCAAATAAATATTTAATAATTTTAATAATTGATATTTGAGAAGTATCTGTTATTTTTTGTTTAGAATAATTAATAGTATATTCAAAATCACTATTTTGAATATTTTTTATAGATTGATATAATTTTTTAATATTAAAACCTATTTTAGGTATTGATAATTTAATATTAGGAATTTCCATTAAATATATAATATAAATTATTTATTCATTCCTAATTTTTTTTTAATTCTAGATAATAGTTGTTTATTTAATATCGCTTTTCCAGTCTCATATTCTACAATTACTTGTTTTTTTATATTAAGTGATTTAGCTAAATTATCTTGTGTAATTTTAAGTTGACATCTTTTTGCCATAAGTGCTTTTGATGTTTCAATAGACACTAAATTATGTTTTTGAGCATCTGTTGATTCATCTAATTTTCTATTTTTATGTATTTCCGTCATACCTTTAATTTTACATTTACTTTCAGTTTGTCCTCCACGTTGAGCATTTACTTTATCTACTTTATGTTGTTTTTTTTTTCTTAAAATAGTAACTTCATCCCACATAGAATCTGAAATAGTATTCATTATATATAAATATATATAAAGTTTTAAATTATTTTTTTAAAATTGATTTAAATTTTATTTTTTATTTTATATTAAAAAATGCCTGTTGAACTCCAAATTAGTGAGCTTGATAATTACTCAAAGTGTATTGAATATATTAATTCTAAAAATGATGATCAACATATAACAACTAAAATGATTAGTACAGATTGTAAAGTAACTCCAAAAATTGCTCATAGAGTTTTAAGGACACATAATGATACAATGTTATGTGTC